AGACGGCGTGGCGCTCAAAGAAGCGCTCGGCATCCTCCGCCCCTACACGGGTGAGAGCGACGTAGTGGCGCTGGCCCGCTCGGGCGATACGGGCATCCGTTTCCGCTTCCGCATGACTGACACATCGACCGACACCTATCTCCGCTACCGCGAGGTGGATGGGGCGTGGTCGCGACAGACTTGCGCGGCGGGAGCCTCCAAGGATCGCGAATGCACGCTGACTGGGCTCACGGCTGGAACGAGGTACGAGTGGTGGCTTGAGACGCCTTCGATGGTGGTGCGCGGGCGCTCGACGCCGGGGAGATAGTTCATGAACGGGATTCTCGCAGCAATGAAGGCGGTATTCGGGGCCGAGGAGACCAAGGTCTTGGCCGAGGGTCTCGTCGCGACGATTCGCGGGATGAGAGACCGAAAGCAGAAGCTCGGGGCGATCGAGATGGTTGCCTCCGTGAAGAAGTTCGAGGCGGGGCTGTTTCTCGACATCCTCAACTCGGTAGAAGGCGACTCGATCCCCAAGGGCGAAGTTATGGCGATGTTCGCCGCGTCCAACCAGTTCACCTGGGGGCTTGTGCAAGAGGTTTCGGACGAGGACGGGGAGTAGACGAAATGGGACTGATCCGCAAAATCAAACGCAAGCCGGTTCGCAAGGTCAAGGCGGCCATGATCGCAGCGGCGATATCCGGCCCCCTGATTGCGGCCTTCGGCTACTGGGGCTTGGACCTCGACGACGAGCAAGCGCGCGCACTGGCGAACGCTATCGCGCTCCTGGTCGTCTCGGGTATCCCGGTCGTCACGGCATGGAAGACCAGACAATCCGAGGACGACATTGAGCCCACGGATGTGGTCGAATGAGTCCATGTATCCAATCCTCGTGCTCTGCGCGATACTCTCGGGCGGGACGATCAATATGAGCGGCCCGGTCTCATCCTTCGACGCTGAGGCCCGCTGGCCTGTCGCCTGGGCGGAGATCGACCACGTAGAGGGCGGCTGGGCGAACGACCCGCACGACATCGGCGGCGAGACCTACCGGGGGATCGTCAAGAAATGGCACGCCAAGAAGCACTTTCCCGAGTGGGCCAGGGGCGAACGCCTACCGACAGACGCCGAGGTTGAGTGGTTCTACCGAGCGGGGTACTGGGAAGGGCTGACCGGCCCGATGATTCCGTTCTTCTCCGATCGCATGGTCCGGGCATATATCGGCGTCCTCATCAACGTCGAGGACCCCAACTTCAGGACGAAGTGGCCGCCGAGTGAAACCCTGAAGCTCCTGCAACTCTCCCTGAATGTCTGCGGAGCCGATCTAGCGGTCGATGGGGAGCTTGGAGACCAAACCCTCCACGCGCTCGCCGCAGCCGACGAGGGGAGACTGTACGACGCCTTTCGGGCCGCTTACCTGGGCCGCCTAACCAAAAGCAAGACCTGGGGCCGCCATAAACGCTCCTGGGCACGACGAGTAAGGACTGTGGCCTGATGACCAACAAGACCCCCCGGCTGCCCGAGGCAATACCCGCAATGACCATACCTATAACCAAGAAGCGATCGGTGTCCATCCCGAGCATTCAGACCCATCGCCTTTTGGCTGTTGTCGGGTTCTGCGTCGTCTATGTGTTCCTCGGACATACCGTGGTTGCCCAGTCGATCGTCCGCGATCAACAAGGGCGTACCGACAGAGTGAACCAGAGGGTGGATGAGGCCGTGCGCGACCTGTCAGCGGTCATGCGCCAACTCGCCGCCCACGAGTCCACTATCGGACACCCCGAGATGGCCGCCAGGGTGCTCGCCCTGGAGAGCAAGATGGAGCAGTCTCAACTAGAGATCGCTACGTTTCGCGGACAGTTCCTCGGGGGCGGGGTTTTGGCTACGGCGTTGATTGCCGGGCTTCAGATCCTTGGATTGCTAGGGGTTCGGCTGAACAAGCTAACTCCATAGCGCTCGCCCTCTTCCGGTTCTGGGTCTTGAGGGCTGCGGGACTCGCGTGGCTCGTCGTTGGGCTTCGGCTGGCGTTCCACCCGCGCGTGGTCTCCTACGACACGGGGCTGATGGGCGTGGCGCTGATCCTGGCCGGGCTCCCGATGGTTACGCCCATGTTCGTTCACGGCGACGCGGCCAGTCTGTTTCGGGCGATCGTCTCCGGGCTTTCAGCGGTTGCGCTGGTCGGGTCGCTGGCGATGGGCAGGCGCGAGTACTGAGCCCAGCTTGACCATAATGTGGGCACGCTGTACGATTGCTCTATAAATGGTTAACAGGATCGTCGCCCACGGGGAGGAGTCGCCAGCCGCATTAGTGGCGAACCCGGAGAATTGGCGCAAGCATCCAAAGGCCCAACGGGCGGCGCTCGGCGGCATCCTCTCTGAGGTTGGCTGGGTCCAGTCCGTTATCGTCAACCAGCGCACCGGGCGGCTAGTAGACGGCCACCTGCGGGTTGAGGTCGCGGCGGCCAACGGGGAGGATATGGTCCCGGTCGCCTATGTGGATCTCAGCGAGAACGAAGAGCGGGCCATTCTCGCCACGCTCGACCCCCTGGGGGCGATGGCCGACAAGGATCGCGAGCAGCTTTCGGCGGTTCTTGAGAGCATCGAATCCGACGACAGCCTAGGAGCCGTGCTCTCGGCGGTAGCCGCAAAGAACGGCGTCGAGTATTCGATACGGGAAGTCGCCCCGCCCACGGCCAAGAAAACATCAGACGAAGAGCTAGCCGACCTCCTGAAGAAATGGGAAGTGAAGACCGGGGACCTATGGTCCGTGGGCAGGCATCGCGTCAAGTGCGGGGATAGTACGGACCCCGAGGCTGTAGCCGCGCTGCTGGACGGAAAGCGGCCTGGGATGATGGTGACAGACCCGCCGTATGGGGTTAGCTATGACGCCACCCAGCGCCCAAGAAGTAGTTCGCATGGCAAAGTGACGAACGACGATCGAGCCTCGTGGGGCGAGGCGTGGGAGCACTCCCCGGCGAAGGTCGCGTATGTCTGGCACGCAAGTGCGCTAGTCTCCGCTACCGCAGATGCGCTCAAGGCTAGCGGCTATGAGATGCGCGCACACATCATTTGGAGGAAGCCTTTCCTCATACGAGGGCGGGGGCATTACCACTACCAGCACGAGTCTTGCTTCTACGCAGTTCGCAAGGGCGCAAGCGCTGGCTGGCGGGGGGATCGGACGCAATCGACCGTCTGGGATATCGACCACAACCAGCCAATTGACGAGAAGACTCCGCACAGCACCGAGAAGCCCGTCGAGTGTATGGAGCGCCCGATCCGCAATCACTCCGGCGATGTTTACGATCCGTTCCTCGGCAGCGGCACCACGCTCATCGCCGCCGAGCGACAGAACCGCACCTGCTACGGCCTGGAGATCGAGCCCAGGTATGTGGCACTGATCCTCGATCGATGCTTGTCGGCGGGGCTGGAGGTTAAGCGTGGCTAAGGGGCAAGAGGGGCTGAGGCCCGCCGACAAGCGGCACCCGCTGACGGCCCAGGCGCTGGAGAAGCGCACCCGAGCCCTCGAACTGCGCCGCGCCGGGCTGACGTACCGCCAGATCGGGGAGCAGATCGGGTTAAGCTCCACGGCGGCCTGGAAGCACGTCAAGACCGGGATTGACGCCGCCCGAGCGGAGATCGCCGAGACTGGGGCCGAGGTGTTGGAACTAGAGCTTGACCGACTCGATGGGATGCTTCGGGCTCTCTGGCCGAAGGTCCTGGCCGGAGACACGGACGCGATACGCACATCCCTGCGCGTCCAGGAGCGCCGCGCTCGATACCTAGGACTCGACCAGGCCGACAAGCTCGAGGTGTCCGGGCCGGGCGGCGGCCCGATCCGCACGACGCACGAGATCCACGCCGAGCTACTGGAGAAGGCCAACCGGCACGCCGAGGCGCTGGAGATGGAGGCAGACGCGAACGGCGTTTACGTGAACGGCAACGGGGCCAACGGGGTGAACGGGCATGGATGAAGAACTTAAGACCGTAGAGGACTTCTGGCGCGATCTGGTCGATGGATGTACGTACTACGACGTGCGGACTTCTCGGAAGCTGGAGGACGGCGCAGCAAGAACCCTAGTCCGTATCGGACTGGACCCACTGAGGAGCAACACCGTTGCCCATGCCAAGGCGGCCATGCGGGCGGCTGATGTAGCGATCGATTGCAGGGGGCGATTTGAGGGCATGGGCGACCCGTTCGATCAGCCGGTAGAGTACAACCAGGAAGAAGAGGGCCTTCCAGATTGGGCGGCAGGAGCACTGCTGGGCCTCATCGTGGGGCTCTTCTTGGCGGCCTTCATAGTGGGAGGCGCAAGTGGATAGGATTCTCACCGGCCTGCTCGTCCGCCTCTACGTCTCTGGCGAGTGGGGCTTCTCGGCTGTCGTCTACGCCCTGCTGGCGGTCGTGGCGCTGGTGAGCCCGGATAGGTCCTGCGACTGGGCGGCGCGGTACGAGGCGTGGCGGTGAGCAATATCGCGCTCCTCATGCTTTCCCCGACTGGGCATCTCTGGCAAGCTGACCATATCGTCCCCGTCGTTGAGGGCGGTGGAGAGTGCGGATTGGAGAACATCCGCACGCTCTGCACTAGCTACCACAAGTCCGAGACAGCCAAGCTCCGCAAGCGGATGGCGGGCAAACCGGAGGCGGCTTGAACCTCTCTCCCCTAGAGGTCGTCGCTCGACTCCCGCCCTCCGAGCGGGCCGGGTTCATCGAATCCCTCCCGCCTGATGTCCTGGCGCGCCCGTGGCGCTTCACCGCCCGCCCGAATCAAGTCCTCCCGCCTGGGGACTGGCCCGTCTGGGCGATCGTCACCGGAAGAGGCTGGGGCAAGACTCGCAGCGCCGCCGAGGGGGTTATCGACTGGGCGCAGCAGAACTACCCGCGCATCGCCCTCGTAGGCCGTACAGCCGCCGACGTGCGCGACACGATGGTCGAGGGCGAGAGCGGAATTCTGGCGTGCTCCCCTGTGGACTTCCGCCCTCGCTACTACCCGAGCCGCCGTCTCTTGGTCTGGCCTAACGGAGTCGAGGGCCACACCTACTCGGCAGAGGAGCCCAAGTCCCTGCGCGGGCCGCAGCACCACAAGGCCTGGTGCGACGAAATCGCGGCCTGGTTCACGAACGACAAGGACGAACTCTCCCCCAAGTCGGCGAAGCGGGCGGTAGCGGCCTGGGACAACCTCCAGATGGGGCTGCGGCTCGGGGATACGCCGCAGGCGATCGCCACAACGACCCCGCAGCCGGTCTCCCTGGTGCGGAAGATCCTGGCGGACCTGGCGAACCACGTCACGCGCGGCCACATGGACGACAACCGGGGGAACCTCCCGGCGAAGTTCCTGGCCCACATGAAGGAGAAGTACGGCGGGACTCGGCTTGGGCGCCAGGAGCTAGCCGGGGAACTGCTGAGCGACGTGCCCGGCGCCCTATTCACGCGGGATCGGATCGACGGGCCTAGGGTCAGGATCAAGCCGGACCTCCATGCGGTCGTGATCGCCGTCGATCCAGCCGTCACGAAGACCGGGGACGAGACCGGGATCGTAGCGGCGGGGCAGGGGATGGATGCGCGCGGTTACTTGCTGGAAGACCTCTCGGCGAACCTATCGATGCAGGGCTGGGGACAGCGGGCGGTGGGCGCGTACTACAAGCATCAGGCCTGCATGATCGTCGCGGAGCGGAACAACGGCGGCGATCTGGTCGAGCAGAATATCCGGCTCATAGATCCGAGCGTGCCGGTCCAAACCGTCTGGGCCTCGCGGGGCAAGGTCAAGCGCGCGGAGCCGGTTGCGCTGCTCTACGAGCAAGGCAAGGTCTCCCACGTCGGCGAGTTTGACCAACTCGAAGACGAACTCTGTCTATTCACCCCCGAGGGGGGCTTCGCCGAGTCTCCCAACCGGGCCGACGCGCTGGTCTGGGCGTTCTGGAAGCTGTTTATTGAGCAGCAGGAGCAGCAGTTCACGGGGGCCCGACTACCTGAAACGCAGATGATCTCTCCGGTATGACGAAGCCCTACACAAACTACGACCGAGCCAAGCGGGCGAAGTGGCGACGCGAGCATAGCCCGTGCCTCTATGCGCGTCTGCGGGTCGTCCTGGTTCTGGTTGCGGCGGGCTTGGCCACGGGAGGTCTCCTGAGTCTCCTGGACTCAGCATGGTCGATCCTCCCGATCCTGGCGACTGACTGCGCCGTGGCGAACTGGGCCGCCGTCCGTCTGTGCCGGATAGACGACGACGAGCGAGGCGGCGCCCTGTGACCCAGCAAGACCAAGTACTCCGAGCCGTCTTGCGAGGATACGGGACGGCGCCCGACATCGCCAAGGCCCTCGGGCTCGACAAGCGCGCGACTTCGACCTACCTGATAGCCCTTGAGCGGGCCGGTCGTATCGAATGCACCGGGATGCTAGGCCGCACCAAGGTCTATCTGATCCCCACCAGACGAGCCGGGCATCCTTGCCAGAGGCCGCGACAATCCCCCTCGTGAAGGCCCCGGAACCCCTTAAGCGCGTAGCCCGGAGTCTCCTGGCGGAAGAGTTCCGCAATATCCGCTCTGACCACTACGCCCAGGAAAGCTCGATTGCGGCCCTACGGGAGCAGATCGCAACTCAGGGGTGGATGCAACTTGGGGCGGGGACCGACTCGTTCGGGCACTCCGATCTCAACCGGCTGATCCCGCTGGCTCGCGCGTGTGCGATCAAGCATCCGATGGTCGTACGCGGCCTCGCCGTGCGCGGCTACTATGTCTGGGGACAGGGGTTCAAAGCGACCGCAGACGGCGACGCAGCCCAGAAGGCCGTAGACGATTTTCTCGGCGACAAGCGAAACCGAAGCCAACTATCCGGCCATCAAGCGCGCATCACGCTCCAGCGGGAGCGCGACACCACGGGCAACGTGTTCTTCGCGCTCCACGGCAAGAACAAGGCTGGGACCGGACTCCCGATCCCCCAGGTCCGCTCCGTCGAGTTTGAGCAGGTCAAAGAACTGATCCGCGATCCCGACGACTCGGCGTCGATCTGGTTCTACCGGCGAGAGCGCGAAGTAGCCACGGATCTCGGCGGCCAGACGAACAAGACGCTCAACACCTGGCATCCCACGCTGGACTTCCTTCGGGAGAAGGGCAACGCCCGCCCTAAGACGATCAAGGGCTCGGAGGTCCTGTACGACGTTCCAATGGTTCACCTTCGGGCGGGCGGATTTGACCACTGGGACTGGGGTATCCCGAAGGTCTACCCGGCTCTGGACTGGGCGCGCGCGCACACCCGTTTCCTGTCGTCCTGGGACGCCGTGGTCCAGGCGCTCGCCCGCTTCGCTGCCCAGGTCACTGGCAAGGGCGCGAAGCCGACCGACGTAGCCGGGGCTAAGGGGCTGTTCGATACAACGCTGGATACGACCTCCAGCGAGACGAACCCGCCGCCGCCCGCTGGGTCGCTGTTCGTCACGTCCGACCAGTGGAAGTACGAGCCGATCAAGGCCAACGGAATGGCCGTGGACGTTGAGGACGCCAAGGCGTTCCGGCTCATGATCGCCGCCGCTTTGGACGTTCCCGACCACATCCTCTCAGGCGACGTAGATCAAGGCAACCTCGCGACCGGTAAGACGCTCGATCGACCGACCGAGTTGGCGATGCAGAACGAGCAGCAAGCCTGGGCCGAGGGGCTAGAGGATATTCTGGCGTGGGCGGTAGACCCCGCGATGAAGAGCGAGAAGGCCGCCGAGGTCTCCATCACCTTCCCGCCAATCCTGGAGGCCGATACCGCCGCGATCCTCGCGGCTATGACCGAAGCGCTGGGCGTCGAGATCCCGGCCTCGCTCCAGGGCGGGGAACTGGCGATCTGGGAGGAGATCCTAGAGACCGCTGGATTCGCCGAAGCCGAGAAGATCCTGGCCGCATCCTTCGACTCCAAGGGCGACCCGAAGGCCAGGACCGAGCGAGAGGCGCGGCTCCTGGAGATCGTCAAGCGGGCGCGGCGTGACTGACCGGGAAATCCTGCTAGAGGCCGAGACCAAGGCCTTTCGCGGCGAGGTCGCCTCGGTCTTCGCGGCCCAGGCTGAAGCCCTCATCGCCGAACTAAGACAGTACGAGAGTCGATTCGCGACCGAGGGGCCGATCCGGGACCGGGAGTACGAGTCCGCCCTGGACGCCGCGCTCGCGGAGACGAACGAGACGCTGGCCGAAGCCTTCGGAGTCCACGCCGGGGAGGCGATGGCGCTAGGGGGCGCGGCGGCGATCACCGAGCTACAGCTTTCGGTGGAGTTCCGATTCGACCTGGAGAACCCGAGGGCCGTTCGCTATCTGGAGCAAGCGGGCGCCCGGATGGTGACCGCCGTCTCGGAGACCACGAAGGGCCGGATACGCCGGGTGATCCTGGAGGCCTTCGAGGATGAGGTCTCCTGGAAGGAACTTGCCAAGCGGATTCGCACCGGCTTCCGCAACATGGGAGCGCGCAAGCCTCAGAAGCACATCCGCGACCGCGCGGAGTTGATCGCCGTAACGGAACTCGGTAACGCCTTCGAGGAGGCGGGCATGGTTGCAGCCAAAGACCTAGCGGCGGGTGGGCTCTTGATGGAGAAGAAGTGGCTTCACACGGGGGACGAGAGAGTTACCCCGGAATGCCGGGCGAACGCGGCGCGGGGCTGGGTTCCTCTCGCTGAGATCTTCCCGAGCGGCCACGGGCGGCCCCTGCGGTTTCCCGGCTGTCGCTGCGCGCTGTCGCGGCGGATGCAGCGGGACCGCTAGAAGCAGAACAGCCGGAGGAGATTGCTCTCCCCCGGCTCCCTTTGCTCGATAGATACGGCGGGTAGCCAAGCTGGTTAAGGCATTCCGTTTTCGCTCTGCCGGTTTGCACCCGCCCGCTCGCATCTCTGTCGCCTTCGTACTCTAACATGAAATGAGCCCTAAAGGTGATATCATGAGCCCACGAAAATGGTCACCGATCAGGCCGCCGAACGGCGCAGCGCCGCCAGCCGAAAAGCCGCTCTCGCGCGGTGGAGCAAGGTACGCTCCAGGGAGCGCCGCCCTCGAAAGCCCGCGACGATCAACGAGCAACAGCTGCGACGGCTAGCGGCGGCGATACTCCTGCGGGCGCTCGATGATCTGATCCTCCCTCCCGATACCAGCAAGCGGACCCCCGGCGAGCGCCAAGAGAGGGCCGAAGCCATCCGCAGCGCTGCGGCGTTCTTCTCACTCCAGCGGTCGCACGATTTCCGATGGGTCTGTCGAGCACTCGACCTTCGCCCCGGCCCTGTTCTTCGAGTGGTCTACGGGGACCGGGCCAGCCTGATCGAGCTTGTCGAGCGGATGCGCTACCACTACCTGGACGAAGGCTACACCCACCCAGGGCCGAGTGCGAGCGTGGTTAGAGCCCGCCAGACGCGGGCAATAGGAGGCCAGACCGAGTACGGACCGGTCTACATAGAGCGGCCTGGCCGCAAGCACTACCAGCCCTTCTGATCGAGTCGCATCCTTGGCAGCGGGCGCGACCATCCCCCCGTGCCGAAGAGCTTCGACCCCAAACGGACGCAGCGACGACTACGAGAGATCTTCGCCCGCGTCCGCAGTGCCGTTGAATCGACCGGCGCCCTGTCCCCCGAAGAGCTAGAGGCCGCGACCCGGAAGCTCGCGAGCGAGGCCGCCGAGATCATCGACAAGGGCAACTCGACCCGGCGAATCTTCGATCTCGTTCGCGAGAAGCTGAACGAAAACGCCGAGTCCAAGGGCTACGCCTGGGCTGTCGAGTGGTTCGCCGATTCCGTCGTCTTCGAGCGTGGCGGGTCCGACGAACTCTACATGGTGGACTTCGAGGTCTCCGAAGGCGAGACGGTCACGCTCGGCGAAATCAAGCGCGTACGACGGGTCTATCAAGAGATGGCCGTGGACCCGAAGCCGGTCCCGGCGCACGAGACCCGCGTCCGCACCACCGAAGCCGTACAGGTCGAGGCGCAAGAGTCGCTATCGGGCGGCATGGTGAAAATCATCCAGCCGGGCGAAGGCTCTACCGGCAATTGGCTGGCGGAAACCCTCCGCCGAGACGGGCCTCAGGCCTTCCCGAAGGGTACGCACATGTATTGGGATCACCCGACCGCCTCGGAGCAATTTGAGCTTCCCGAGCGCAGCGTCGAGCGGCTGGCGGCGACGCTTGCCGAAGATGCCAAGTGGATTCAGTCCGGCCCCGAGGGGCCAGGACTCTATGCGTCGATCGCTGTTCGCGAACAGTATTCCCAGTCCGTCCGAGACATGAAGGATTGGATTGGGGTATCGGTGCGATGCCGTGTAGGAATCAGCGAGGCCGGGGATATCGTTTCGATCGATCCCTCGGAATTCAACTCGGTGGATTTCGTCACGGTTCCGGGCGCTGGCGGCAAAGTCGTCGAAGCCTTCGAGAGCGCGGGCCGAGGCCCTGCCAAACCCTTGAAAACACAGGAGAACCAAAAGATGGACAAGGAAATCAAGGACGCCTTTGAAGCCTTGACGGCCAAGGTCGATGCGCTCGCAGAGAGCACGGAGGCCCAGGTCGGCAAAGCTGTCGAGGCCGCCGAGTCGGTCCAGGCCGCCCAGAGCGCCACCGACGAGCGAGTCTTCCGCAACGAGGCCCGCGAGGCCGCCCGCGCGGCGGTCGAGAAGGCCGACCTCCCCGAGGCCGCGAAGGTCCGGGTACAGGAGTCGATCCTCCGCAACGTCCCCAAGACGGACGCGGGCGAACTCGACCACGAGAAGCTGGCCTCCCAGGCCGCCGAAGCCGTGAAGCAAGAGAGCGAGTATCTCGCCTCCGTCACGGGAGCCAAGATCACCGGCGAGGGTGGCAGCGCCACTGAGAGCGCCGACGACGCCAAGGAACTGTTCGAGTTCCACCGCGAGCGCCTCGTGCGCGAAGGCATGAGCGACGACGACGCCAAGGCCGCCGCCCAGCGGATGGCCGCCTAAGGGGCCGAAGCCCCCAACAACACAGGAGATTGACGCATGTCCCTCACTCAAGCGTATAAGCGCAACCACATCCTCCAGGTCGCTGCGGCCTCCGTCTCGGCGGGCGACGCGGTTCTCGTCGGGAACTTCCTGACCGGCATCGCCATCACAGACACGGACGGGGACGGAAACGTCGAGATCGATCTCGGCTACGAAGCCTCGTTCCACACCCTCTCGGTCGTCGGCGCGGACGGCAGCGGAAACGCCGCCATCGCGATCGGCGATTTCGTCTACGTGGACGGCTCGGCGGTCAACGCCGACGACGCCAACGGCGTCCTCCTGGGCATCGCCCTCGGAGCCGTTGCGTCCGGCGCCACGACTTCTATCGTCGTGATGCTGCTCCCCGGACCCACCGCCTAAGGGCGCTGAAGCATAGAAGGAGAAATCAAGAAAATGAACATGCTACAAGCCACGGGCGGCCAGTCTGCGAGCGCCGGGTTCACCGCCCCCACCGTCGAAAGCGCCAAGCGCCGCTTGGCCTTCGCGAAATCCATGGACGCCTGGGAGAGCGGACGGCTTTCGGGCCGCCAATTCGTCCAAGAGGCGATGAGTACCGACGACTTCCCGAACGTTCTCGGCGACACGCTGAACCGCGAGGTCCAGGAGGCCTATCGGACCTGGCCGAAGATCTGGGAGGCCCTGGCGGCCAAGCGCCGCGCCAAGGACTACCGGACGCTCAAGTCCTTCACGCCCAACTCGATCAACGGGCGCCTGGCCAAGGTCGGCGAGTTCGGCGCGAACTCCACGACTCAAAACAAGGCCGACCGTACCGCCGTGACCTACTCGGTGGAGGACTACGAGGGCCATGCGTCCCTGTCGCACAAGGTCTTCATCAACGACGACGTGGACGAGTTCTCGCGAATCCCGACCGATTTCGCCGAGGCGGCGGTCCACACGGAGGGCTTCCAGTTCTCCTCGACCTACGTCAACGCCTCCGGCCCGACCGGCCTTACGCAGCTGACCAGCAACCCGGTCTTCGGCGTCACCGGCCTGAAGGCCGCGTTCACGCAGATCCTCAAGTCCACCGATAGCGGCACCGGCGAGCCGATCATGATCGAAGCGCCGGTCTTGGTCATTGGGCCGGGCCTGGCGATCGACGCCGCCGAGGTCATCAAGGCCACCACGATCGAGATGAACACGGCAGCGGGCACCCGCAATCTGTTCACCGAGAACTGGGTCAAAACCATGATCGATAAGGTCGTGGTCGATCCCTACATTCCGATCATCGCCTCCTCGAACGAGGACACCATGTGGTGCCTGATCGCGCAGCCCAAGCTGGGCCGCTCGGCGTTTGAGGCCGCGTTCTTGAACGGCATGGAGCAGCCCCGCATCCTCATCAAAGCGCCCACGGCGCAGCGAGCGGGCGGCGGCGATCCGGCCTTCATGGATCGATCCTTCGAAGGCATGACGGTCGAGTATCTGGTGCGCCACACCTTGGCATTCGCGAAGGTCAACGCGCAGTACGGCTTCATGTCCAACGGTTCGGGCTCCTAGAGCCTGATGCGAGCCCCCTTCCTCCGGGGCACTAACGCCGCAAAGGGGGCGGGTCCTGCATTGCCCGCCCCCACCCCTCTCAGGAGATTCGATGATCCGCAAGGCAAAGAAGAAAGCCGCGGCGCCCGCCATGAAGACCGCAGCCCCGGCTAGGGAGAAGGCGAAGCGAGATCCGCTGCCCTGTCCCGCCACTGCAACGACCTCCACGGGCGAATGGCTGCAAGCGGTTTGCGCTCGGCTGGATCGAGTTATCGAGGCGCTGGATAAGTAGATGCCCTACAACTCCGCAGCCCTGGGGACGAATCAGAACAAAGTACGGCTCCTAATCCCCGATACCGACACAGCGAACGAACTCTTCGACGACGACGAGATCGACGCTTTCCTAAGCCTCCATTCGAGCAACATCTATCTCGCCGCCGCTGAGGCTTTGGAAGTCGCGGCGACGAACGAAGCTCTCCGACTGAAGGTCCAGAAGATCGTCGGGCTGGAGACGGACGGCGCGAAGCTCCTGGACGCGATCCGCAAGCGGGTCAGGTCTCTACGGGAGCGCGGAGCGTCCGGCGAAGGGGAAGCGACGTTCGGCGGCTTCGCTATTGCGAGCCCCGTGCTGACTCCGCAGCAAGCCGTAGACGTGGAGTGGAATCAAGCCCTCAGGAGCGGCTAGAGCGTGCGCCAAGCGACCAGAGCGCACCCGCAGCTAGAGGAGGCCGTCAAGCCGTCCCTAGAGCGAACGGCGACGATCCAGCGAGACCAGTCGGATCAGGACTCCGGCCCCCAGGTAGTGGAAGATTGGCAGGACCTCGCGGGGCATATCGACATTCCATGCTCGCGCGGGGCGGTCTCGACGATCACGAACGCCGAAGGCCGCAGCGCGGCCCTGACACTCGAAGCCAAGAGCTACCGCGTGCTGCTCTACGGCTGGCTCTCAACCGTCACGGTCAAGGACCGGATTGTGTTCGACGACGGGATTGTCTGCGGCATTCTCGGCGTAGAGCGACCGGCTGGCGGCGCGGACCTGACCTACATCCTGTGCGAGCGGAGGACGACGGATTGAGCTTCCAGACGCTACGCCACAAGCTCACCGCCCTCAAGCTCTCGGGGGCTGATCTGGCTCCCGCCGCGATGGCTGGTGGCCTGGAGATCGAATCCGAGGCCAAGGACCGGGCGCCCGTCGATACCGGCACGCTGAAGCGCGACGTGCATACCGAGGTAGAGACCTCGGGCTCGACCGCTACGGCGCTGATCGGCAACTCGAAGCAGGTGCCGTACGCCGCCCCCCAAGAGTTTGGGACCTCGAAGATGGCCGCCCAGCCCTACCTCCGCCCCGGCCTAGACGCGGGGAAGGCCGCCGCCGTGGATTCAGCCGGAGCCGCTATCAAGCATCTCGTTAGGAGTCGCGTATGAGCCTCGTGACCATCCGCGACGCCATCCGCGACGAGTTGGTAGACGCGGGCTCGAACAGCTACGCCCTAGTCGGCACGCGGGTCTTCTATCCGCCCTTTCCCCAGGGGCGGACCTTCCCGCTGCTGACGCTCCAGACGATCTCCGGGCGCCCAGAGCACACGATGGGCACGGCTGCCGGGAACGACGTCTTCTACCGGATTCAGATTTCGGCATGGTCTCCGAGGGCGGATGCCGCCCACGCCGCGCTGGAGGCCGCTATCGCGGATCTAGACGCCGCATCCTTGCTAGGCGTCGAGACAATGCGCCACGTGAAGTTCCGCAGCCTGAACCCCGAATTGTACGAGCCCGAGGCGGGGCTCTACATGATCTCGGCGGACTTTGAGTTGGTGCAATAGATGGCCTCGCAACCGATCCAAAGGCAACCCATCTGGCTCGGCAAGCTGCGGCTCGACGGGCAGATCAACTCGATCGACCTAGACAACCAAGTCGAGGTTGTAGACGCGGCCACGCTGGACGACAAGACGGCTATCGTCGCCGCCACGCGCTTCGGTTTCTCCATGTCGCTCTCGGGCTTCTGGGACACCGCCGACGCAATCGACGGCGAACTGCAAAGCGCGGTCGGTGCGGTGCGCCCGTTCTTCATTGACGTGGCGAATGCGGGAGAGGGCGGGGTGGCCTACGTAGCCAATCCGCTAATCCAGGCGCGGCCCTTCGGCGGCTCGCACGGCCAACTTAACGGCATGTCTATCGCGGGGCTGGCTTCGGAGGTCCCGGCTATCCGGGGAATCCTGGAGTGCATGTCCGAGGGCATCTCGGCGTCCCGCAACACCGGGGGCTCTCAGCTTGGCGCGGTCGCCACGGGCTCGAAGCTCTACGCGGCGATCTCGGTCTCGGGCGGCTCCTCGATCGACCTGGACTCCAAGGTCGTCTCGGACGATAACGGCTCATTTTCGAGCGCAACGGATCGAATTACGTTCGCCAACCTGACGGACCTCGGATACGAGTGGGCCTCGGTTGCCGGACCCATCACGGACGACTACTTCCGCGTGGAGTTGACCGTCAACAGCGGAACCGACCTCGACGTAGCGGTAGCTATCGGGATTTTGTAGGAGACAGACATGGCAAGCCTAGCCCTCAACGACGCCTTTGTATCGCTCGCCGGGACCGACATCTCGGCATTCGTCGAGTCGGTCGATTTGGACTATCAGGTCGAGACCGACGACGACGCCGCGATGGGCGACGACACCGCCATTGTCGCGGCAACCCGCGAGAACTGGTCCGTCTCGATCACGGCCAAACAGGACTACGGGGCCTCGCAACTCGACTCGGTGCTCTGGGCGGCGGCCAGCGGCAAAGTTGCCGTTGCGCTGATCGTGCGCCCGACCTCGGGCGCGGTCTCGACCTCCAATCCGGAATTCACCGGCAACGTCATCCTCACGAACTACAAGCCGATCGCGGGTTCGCACGGCAGCCTGGCGCGTACTCCGATCGCGCTGGCGCCCGCTAGCGATCTCGCTCGAGCGACCTCGTAGCCATGACGCTGAAAGAGAAGCTAGCGAGCGCGAAGGAGCGACACTCCCAGACCGTCGAGATCGACGACCTAGGAGCGGTTGAGTTCCGCGCCCTGACGTGGGGCGAACAGGCGGACGTTGAGCAAGAGGACGACCCAACCAAGCGGGCGTACCTTTGGCTCGCCGCTCTCGCCCGCGATCCCAAGAGCGGGGAGGCTCTTTTTGAGGCGACCGACGAGGGCTACCAGGCTTTTCGCGCGCTCCCCTTGGATCTGGCGGGAAACCTTCTACGGGCTTGCCGTGAGGCCCAGGAGAAAGGTCGAGCGAAAAAAAACTCTCCAGCCAAGAAAAGCTCACGTACGCAATCGCGAGCCGCCTAGGAATCGGCGTCCAGGAAGTCCGAAGGCTGCCCGCTGAAGAGATTCACGGGTGGCTTTCTTTTTGGGCTGAAGAGAAGCAGGAGAAGGAAGAGGCGGCTAAGAGAGCGGAGATGAAAGCCGAGTCCGATCGAATGAAGGGCGACCTCAAGAGGGCCGTACGATGACAATCGACGAACTTGTAGTCGGCCTAAGGCTCGACGCCTCCAAGTACAACTCCGGCCTGACCGCTGCCGAGCGCCGCTCGGGGACGTTCAAGACGAAGGCCGACTCGGCGGCGAAGTCCGCCACGGGAGTCGGCACGGCGGCGGCGCGGTCGGCTACCGGCCTCGGCAAAATGTCGGGCGCAAGCTCCGGCGTTAGTTCCGCTCTCGGCGCGATCGGATGGGGGGCGGCTATCGCCGGGGCTGGCGCAGTCGGCGGGGCCGTCGTCTCGATGTCTGCCGACTTCGAAGCCTCCATGAACAAGGTGAAGGCCGTCACCGGGGCAACCGGAACGACCTTCGAGGACCTGGAGCAGCAAGCCCTCACGCTGGGATCGACTACCAAGTTCTCCGCCTCCGAGGCCGCGGAGGGAATGGGCTTCCTCGGCATGGCGGGCTTCGACGCCAAAGAAATCATCGCGGCAATGCCAGCGGTGCTGGACCTTGCCGCAGCGGGGGCTATGGATCTCGGCACGGCGGCGGACATCGCCTCCAATGTGATCAGCGGGTTCAACCTAGAGGCCTCGGAGTCTGGGAGGGTTGCGGACGTTCTGGCGCTGACGGCGGCGAGCGCCAATACCAGCGTTACTCAACTCGGCCAGGCTATGAGCTTCGCGGCCCCCGTGGCCGCCTCCATCGGCGTCTCCCTCGAAGAGACGGCGGCGGCCATCGGCAAGCTATCGGATGCCGGTATCCAGGCGACGCGGGCCGGGACCAACGTTCGCGGCATGCTGTCCGGGCTGCTGGACCCGACCAAGGAAGCTACTGCCGCCCTGAAGGGAATGGGGCTCTCGCTCACTGACGTGGACGTGCAGGCCCAGGGGCTCCCCAGTGTCCTGGAGAACCTTCGCGGAGCCAACCTGGAAGCCTCGGATGCGGTGAAGATCTTCGGGCGCGAGAACGCGGCGGCGGCCCTGGTTCTGACCAACTCGCTCCCCGGCTACGACAAGCTCCTGGAAAAGGTCAAGGCCGCAGAAGGGTCCTCCGAGGACATGGCCAAGACCATGAGTGACGGTCTGGCGGGGTCGTTCAAGGAAGCCCAGAGCGCCGCCGAGGGGTTAGCCCTTGCGATCGGCGACAGCGGACTTACGGGGGCGTTGGAAGGGTTGACTGATGCGGGCTCGGAGTGGATTCGAGAGCAGACGACGATCGTCCGAATGGCCCAAGACTGGGTTCGGGATATCCGGGAAGCCGAAGGGCTCGTCAACAAGCTGAGGGCCGCGTTCTCGAACTGGGCTACGGTCTCGAAGGATGTTGAGCAGCGCATGGCCGAACTCGGTCCCGCGACCGCAGACGTAGCCCTAGAGGCCGCCAACGCGGAATTCGCCGCTACTCAACTCGCCGACGCCGAGAAGGCTGTCGAGGAAGCCACGAAGGGCGCGACCAGCGAGGCGAACAAGAACGCCAGCGCCGTCAAGAGCGCCGGGACCGCTGCGAAGGAAGCGGCTCCGAAGGTCAAGGACCTGGCCGACAGGTACGAGACGTGGATGGGGATGGACTGGGAGACCCTAGAGGACGGCTCCCTGATCCCCAAGAAGATCAAAGAGAACACGCCTCCGGCCACCGTCGCAATCGGCGAGCTAGCGGACGCCTACGGAGATCTCGGCGGGGCGCTAAAGCCTGTCGTGATCGATATGGAGAAGCTGGACCCGATTGTCGCCAACGGCCAGAAGTCGCTCGAAGACTACCAGAAGGCCGTAGACGACTCGGTGGTCTCGGTCATCGATCTGTCGGCCAGTATCGCGAACGTCGGGACAAGCGCCTTGGAGGCGCTGGTTAATGGTGGGTCTCCGATCCAGGCGGCCACGGACGTACTGAAAAACCTTGCGCTCAACGTCATCAATGACTTGCTGATCGGCGCTCTAAATAAGCTCCTCGGCAAGCTCAGCGAGGTCTCCATCGGATTCGGCAATGTCTTCGGCAGCGGCTCAAGCGGTGGGTCCATCTTCGGCGGTGGTGGCGGCGGTGGCGGTGGCGGCGGCGGGCTCCCCGGCCTCGGCGGAGGCGGCGACCCCATCACGGGGGCGATTACGGCGGGGGCTAGCGTCATCGGCGCGATCGGCACGATTCGCCTCGAAGGCACTATGAACGCCGTCGAGTTGAACACTCGACAGACGAAGATCCTGTTGGACCAGCAACTCCACGAGGTCGGGTTCTTCCAGAACGACGTACTCCAAGACATTCGCGGGCAGCTGATGTTCGTGAACGATTCGCTGGATTCGATCAAGGGCGGCGTGCCTATCTCTGGGCTTTCGGGCGGCGGCGGCGGCCAAGTTGCGGACGCGGTCGCGTCCGGCACGTCCTCAGGCATTCAGCAGACGGTAGGCGGCGGAGTCCCCACGGTCGAGGTCAGCTTCTCGGGCAGCACGCCGGGGCGGAGCCGGAGCGGGCAAGGCGGAGGCGGTGCCGGGGAGATCGTGAGAGATCCCGAGACCGGGATCACCCGGATACCCGACAACTTCCGGGTGCCGGGCGGGCGCGTTCCGGGCCGCTCGCGCTCCGGGACTCAAGAGTCTCTATCGGGCTCGGAGATTATCGACCGCAACCCGCTGGGCGTCTTGGCCGCGATGGCCGGGAACCCGCTGGCAAACCTCGCGACCGGCAGCGTATTCGCACCCGTGCGGGTGGAGGTCGAGTCCTCCCCTGAGACCGATCAGCGGCTCGACGAGCTAACCGACGCGATCGTCGAGCAAGGCGAAGGGACACAGGAAGTTTCGTCGCCGTCGATCGAGGCCCGACTGGATCGCATCGATTCGCGCTTTGAGTCCATGATGTTGAGGCTAGAGCAGGTCCTGGGGCGCCCGATCAATATCGAACTAGACGGCGACCGCGTAGGCCGCGCCTCGATGGGGTTTCTAGAGAATTCGCTGGAGGCCGGATAGGTGCCCTCGTTCGTCTCACAACTCGGGACGGCGAACTCGCAACTCGGCTACGTTCAACTCGGCGTCGCCGGGTCGTCGGTTGGGCTGGAGGTCTCGATCGGCGGCACGACTCGCCGGGTCTTGCAGCGCGGTACGCGATTCACGCTAGAGAATCCTATCTCCACCGCGCGCCTGATCGTCAATGACTTCTCGGCGTCTCTCACCATTGCGAACCACGCCGAGGTGGTCGTGACGCTGAACGGCTCTACGCTCTGGCGCGGCATCGTGATCGAGCGCCGCATGTCGGCGCGCGGGCTCGCTTCAGGGCAGCGCCGCTGGTTCCTGGAGTGCGCCTCCCATGCTTGGCTGTTCGAGCATCCGCCCGCTCTGATCTCGTCGTCCTACAGCGCCGAGACGGACCAGAACATCGTGATCGCGCTGGTGGCGGCGGCGGGCCTCGATTCCGTCATCACGGCGACGACCTCCACGATCGACGAAGTAAAGACCGGGCTTACGGTCCCGTTCGGGCCGAATGAGACGCTACGCAGCGCTCTCGATCTAATGGCCGAACTGTCGGGGGCTATCTGGCATCTCGACATGGATCTCGTCTTGCACTGGAATAGCAAAGCCAACGCCGACAGCGCACCGTGGGACATCTCGGACGACTCGACCGACGTAATGGACTTGGAGCTATCGGAGCGGTTCGACAACCCGATCAACTCCGTGAAGGTCGTAGGCGGCGAGGACGGCGCGGGGCTGATCTTCACCGCGACCGATTCGGACGCTACTTCCATCAGTGCGTACGGGACGTTCTTTAAGGCGCTGGAGGACGCCGGGTGGATCACTCAGAGCGTGGTAGACGAGATCGCCGACACCGCGATAGCCGACTCGAAGGACCCTCGGAAGCACGTCACGTTCAAGACTCGGAAGGAGTCGCCGGGGATTCTGAAGCCGAACCAATTGATAGAAGTGACGCACTCGGCTTTCGGCTTGAGCGCCGAGCCTCTCTTGATCCGACGCGTCGAGGTCGAGGCGCAGTCCTCTACGCAGCGTCTCTACCGCGCCGAGGCTGGAGACCGCCGCAACCGACTCGACGCGCTCCTGCGACGCCTGAGAGCGCAAAGCAGGGTAGCCCAGCAGCTAGAGACCATCCGCTGCGGGCGATTCGACGGCGGGGCCAACACGCGCGGGGACCTTGGCCTCCCGACCGATTTCGTCAGTATCCAGGACATGACAGTCTCGCTCTGGATCTACCCGTACTCGAAGCCTTCCGGCACGGCGGCGCAACTCTTCCAGGCGTCCGATGGAAATACCGAGGGCTGGGTCCTGGAGTGGACGACGGACGACAAGATCCAATGGCGAAAAGCTCGCTCTCCGTCTACGTCGTCAGAACATTACCGCACCGACGCGGGGCTCATTCCACTGAATCAGTGGACCCACATCATGGTGGTTTCGCAGTGGTCCGCGCCTAGTACCGAGCTCTACATCAACAACGCGGTCCCAAGCTACGACGTGAGCGACGACGCAACCGTTAATCCGGGGCCGTCAAACACTCAGGACGTGGAGTTTGGGCGCTACCTCGACGGGGCAATCTCGACGCTCGCGGTTTGGGAAGACGTACTCACGGCGGACGAACGCGCCATCGTTTCCAACCGCCCGCATAGCGGGACGATCATCACGGCGGACGAGGAGCTATCCACCAACCTCCTGGGCTTGTGGGAGTTGGATGAGTTCGAGGATGGCGAGACCGCTACCGGAACGGATGCCTGGGCGGACAGTAGCGGGGCGGGGAGCCACGCCACACCGACCAGCAGCCCCGCTGGCGTAGATATCGCATGGGCGCCCTAGGAGACTCAAATGGCCTTCGTAAAGACGAGCAATAGGCAAATCGTAAACGCTGATCGTATCCTCTCCGTGGAGATTGCGCGACAGACGACTACAACCGTGGATCTGCGAATGCAGCTAGACGGCGGGGGCGTTTCGCGCCGGGACCGCCGAGGAAAGATGCTCCGCAACCTAACGGACGTGCAGGCCAATATAGTCCTCGCTATGGTTGGGCATCAGGTCAGCCGGGACGGCTCCAATGTGGCTAGCATGGCAGCCTTGCCGTGAGCCCAAAAAGGGAGTATTCTGGCCCCATGACAGAGACTCCCTTCCACGTCGTCAATACCGTTGTGCTCTCGCCTCGCGAGATCATGATCGGCACCGGCAAACCCGGCCTCGATGAGGTCGAGCTAAAACCCGGATTCGTCACCTGCCGGGGCCACCGCCCCGTATCCGAGCAACACCACGGAGCCAAGCTAGGCGAGCGGTTCCAAGAGGCTCGGGACTTCTACGTGCAACAGGCCCTTGAGTTCATCGGCGTCGTCGATGAAGCCGAGGTTTCCGAGATCAAGGCGGCGGTCGCAACCGCTCGCGAGGTCCTGGAGCCCGCCTTCGGGCCGCTGATCGTCATTGCCGAGAAGGACGGGCTAGGCCTGTGCTTCCCCGAGTACCAGATCGAAGACGGCTTGATGGAGAACAACCCGATGCGCGGCGCCCGCCCGCTCGTCTGGGACTCGGGCTACGTGCTGGAGAATCCCGACGCGGCGGACGAGATCGGCTCGACGATTGCCGCAGACCTCATCGATCGGGGCATCGCGGTTCCGGGTCCTCTGACGGTGAAGCTGCGGGCCGATCTTCGCAAGAAGAATCAAGAGCTTCTGGCGGCTCAGTTGGCTCCGAAGCTGGCGAACCTTTCCGAGATCCCCGTCCTGGGGTGACCTCGTAAGTTCGGACCTCTCCATCCTCATCGACCACGAAAACGCTCTCGGCGCTTCCGACCTTCATTCGGACCAGCGTCGGGGGCGTTTTCATTTGCCCGCCGCTGCTCGTAGGACGCCGCGCAGTCGCTTGTCGCCAGCCCGCAGCACCCGTAGAAGCTCCTCGACCAGCGCGCGCTCAGGGCCGCTCGTGACGGCCACGGATCGGGCGGACCTCCCGTGGCTCAAACTCGTCAACATCGCGCGGGCGTCGGTCATGCGATCCGGGGGGATCAACTCGTAGAGTTCGGCGGCCTCGCGCATCATCGCGTCTACCGTAGTGCCGCGCTCTTCGGCTAGAGCCGTCCAGTGCTCCGCCTCCTCGACCGTGCCTCGGAAGAAAATGCGGCGGGGGTTCTCGGAAACTTTGGTCATTGCTCTCAGTGGCCCTCGATCTTTTCGAGCTTGTATTTGGTTGTTGCGTCCTGGAGGATGGCGGCCTCGAATGCCCAAACCTCCCCGGCTGCCAGCCCACTCACGTTGGCGAAGGCGGTCCCAACCTTCTCATCGGCGTCGTTCAAGAGCGTAAAGGTGACGCTGACATAGCTCTTATCCTCGCCCGAAGTATTCCGAATTCTCCCGACGATGAGGCGATTTCCGAACTGGCCTAGCTTGGATGAGCGCTCCAGTAGCTCAAATTCGGCGGCTTTCGCCGCAGCTAGTCGCTTTGCTTCAGCCTTCCTGTCGGCCTGCTCGTGCCTCTCCTTGAAACGCGCATCTTCCTGCCTAGCCCGCTCAATAGAGGCTCGCCGCTCGGGCGTCGGGCCGAACATTGAGTCCAGCAAGATGACGCCAACTATAAGCAATAGGGGGACGCCGAGGCATCCACCGACCACGGTTCTGTTTTTCATGAAAATAGCCTCAAAATCCCTCTAGATTTTACTGAAATGAAGCTCGTTTCTCGTTGAAAATGTGGACCTTCTTGCAATACGGGGGCGCTTGCTGTATAACCCTGACCGAGGCTCGCAATTAGGCGAACCCCCGCAGAAACCCCTGGATTTTTCAGGCGCGCACTGCGCGCCACTCCTTGTCCCCCAGGAGAAGTAGCCGAGGAGGGATGGGATGGATTCATCATTTCGCAGAGAGCAATTCCGCGCTATTCGTATCGCCGTGAGG